CGAAACAATGAAGCCTTGAACACTTACGGTTGTGATGTGTTCGAAATAGCCAGCGGCCGGGTTGTGGAACTCTTTGATGTCACCATCTTCCATTTCGAAGAGGAACGTATCTGCATTTTCGTCCTTACGGATTTCCATAGCAGCTTTTGCGGCCAAGTCTTTGTCTTTGAAAATTGCAATGACAGAGCCATGACCACGCGAAGTGCCGAACGAATCGCCGGAGCTGTACGTGATCGACAGAACGAAGATCACGTCACCAACATTGACTTCATATGGTACTTCGTACATGTAAGGCGAGAAGTACGCGTCCTTATTCAAGGTCACGCCATCAACACCAAACTGATGCTCGGCACTCCAATCGCCATGACGCTTCTTTGCACGCTTCTGGCTCAGGGTTTTCGACGAAGTTTCAACGAAGACGATGGTCATAGTCCGAAGATGTGTTTCAGCACGGCAATGGTGTTCTCTGCACTGGTGTGGTGGATACCGATACCGCCAGCTTGTTGCCAAGCCGAGATCATGTCGATACGGTCATCGATCAAGATGCGGCCTTCAGCAGCGTGCAGGTATTTCTGCTTCGAAGGCAGAACGATAACTTCCAGGTCGTCACGCAGATAGCGATGCGCCCAGCGAGTCTTTTGTCCAGCGCCATCCTTGATGGTAGGCATACCGGTCAAGACCAGTTGCTCCACGTTCAGGGTGCTGGTGAACTCGAACAGTTCGCGGGAATCGTGCAGCGGCTTCAGCGATTCGAAGAAGTCGCCTTTGCGATTGATCGCCTTCCACATGTGACGCTTTTCGATTTGGTGCGGCAGGCCACCAGTGATAGCCTTGACACCAGAGTCGAAGTCAGCGTGAACGCCGTCGAGGTCGTGATAGATTCTTGTGATTTGAGTTTTCATATTATTCTTTTAGTTTAAGGTGACGCCTTGGAGTTTTCCAAGTTTGACGGGCTCGACGAGTTCTACATATCCATACTGCTCAATCAAAGCATTAGACTCAACAGGCTTACGCCCTTGGGACCGATCCAATGAATAAGTGATGTGATAGACCTTCCCATCCTTCCGCTTCCTGACGCCGTTTACCTCAACGACAAGAGCTTCCAATGAAGCATCGTGCGCATAACCAACTACGGTGACGTCGGCATCTGCTGGCGCCGGATGGCCTTGAGGTACGCCAAAACGTTCTGTGACGTGATGGCAGATAACATCAGGAAACTTAGTAGGGAAGGAAGCAAGAAGTTCGGCACGAGCACGCTGCGACAATACGAACGCAGTGTATGCCATTTCCATTCCATATTATTTTTGTTATGGAATGCATTATACAATTCGCGGGGAGGATAGTGAGCTTCGAGCGAAGCTCACGCGAGGATTTCTAGAGGGACTTATTTGTCTTCTTTGGTGAATTCGAAGACGTAACGATCGAAATGGGAACCAGGACCACCAAATTGAACGCTGACATCACGGATTTTGATGTCGTTGCCAAACATCTTTTTAAGAGTGGCCTTAGCCTTTTCTTCCCAGCCGGTTTGATCGAAATCCTCGTCTGGCCGGTAATACGTATCGATAGAGCCAGAGAAGGTGAGTTTACCTTCGATGTGCATCACTGAAACGCTTTGCACCGTTTTCCCCGTCACACCGATAATGGGTTTGAACACACGTGCAAACGGCGCGCTTAATGTTTTCTGCGTCGAATATTTGCTTGGGTCGTTCGCCTTACACAACTCGGCCACCTTCGTGGTCGTGTCGGCTAACTTTCTTTCCCAAGTCGAGAGCACTTGGGATTCGGTCAATACTTCATTTACTTTCATGATATTCCTTATTTGACGATCGGGTTTTTCGCGTCCGCTTCTTTGGCAAGTTGACCTGCGTACTTCACAATTTTCTTGCGGAACAGGTAGGCTTGCTTCGAGGAGAAGACTTGATCGATCGTGACTTTTTGCTTCAGTTCGAGGGCTTCACGAACACCTTTGGCGATTGCGAGCTTGGCGAGGTTGCACATCAAGTCAGCGTCGGCGCGAGTGAAGCCGATGCCATTGTCGACCTTGACGGTTTTCTGCTGCTGTTCGTCGGCAGTCTGGTTGTCGAAGACGGTGAGGAGACCTTTGAGAGCCCAGAGGTCGTTGGTGGCCAGGCGATCACGGATGAAAGCGATACGAGCTTTTTTCGTTTTCAGATCGTTGAAAGTCATGTCCGAAGCTCCAAGAAAGTTTAAGCAGATGATTCATTATACTCAAACTTTCTTGAAGTGTACATCTCTTTTTACATCGATGCGCGGCTTAGTTCGGTGTCGAACTTGTGGGCCTTCTGGATGATGAACTGCGCGATGTCGGAGTTGTTCTCGACACCGAGTTCTTTCAGCATGGTGCTGATCTGGCCTTTGTTCAGGTTCGGGTCGAATTTGTCAAGCATGGTATCCTTGACTTGTTCGCCTTTGCCGTCCTTAAACTGGTCAGCATATTGTTCGACAGCTGCGTCGATTGCTTTGCTGAATGCGGTCTTGAGGCGTTCAGTACGAGTGATCGCCTCGCTTAGTTGCTTGATGAGTTCCATGGTTATTCCTCTAAGGTAATAGGGTTATCTTACCAAGGTTTAGGTAAGCTGTACATCGCCGGCTTGGACTTCACGGAGGATGTCTTCAAGGGCCATGATGTTTTTGCAGACTTTATAGGTGACCATGTCTTGCTTTGGATTGACACGAGCATCGCGCTGGTTTTCATACCAGTCAGCGAACTGACGGACGCGGTGTTCATTGATGCCAATTGGTGCTAGCGAATCTAGCAAATGCTGGCGTGATTCCAGCAAGGTGTCGAATAGAGCTTTACGTTGCATTTTCATTCCTTCTTCTAGGCCTAGTTGATACGCCTTATTGTTATTTTTCTCTAGCTCCGCAACACGGTTTTGGAGGTCCGTGATGGTCAGCTTGGTCTTGTATGCTTCAACGACCTTAGCAGTGGACTTCCGAAGAACTTCACTGCATTCACGTTCAAGCACACAATCAGGATGCATGCAATATTTATTGCCCTCGATTACGTTGCTCCTTGGCCAACGGTGTGGTCGGCCTGAGGCGCAAGGTTCACCCAGCACAAGTGATAGTATCTTGTTCCAGCTTCTTTTTAAGATATTCAATTACGTTCTCCGGCGCATAATCTTTGACAGCATTTTCCCAGTTTGCCAAACCAACCAGACTGCGCACCACGCTGCTACTGATGCCAGCGAAACCTTCCTTTGGTGTGAGGAAGACGGTTTGTACTCGTGGGTTGTACTTGTCATTGAACTCTTTGATTTCCATTTCATAGTCGTAGTCCTTTGCGTTTCGAATGCCGCGAAGCATGAACATGGCGCCATTCTCTTCCGCAACGTCAGCAGTCAACTGTTTGAAATAGAAGATGACTTCGACGCGACCCCACAGGTCGTTCATGTGAATCCATTCGTCGATCATCGACATGCGTTGTGCTGGCGCGAAGTAATCGCGCTTGTTCGGGTTCACACCAATTGCAACGATGATCTTGTCGAAGAGCTTGAGGCCTTCCTCGATCATGTGGAAATGACCGAGGGTTGGTGGATCAAAGCTTCCTGCATAGAGTGCTTTGCGTTCCATGATTTGCCTTAGGTGAGGGTGCGGAGCTTGTCGCCGAACATGCGGAAGGTTGCTGAGAGGATCGTGCACGGGATCAAGATCGCCCAGAGTTGCCAGTCGGTCAGTTGGTAATCAGCACGCCATAGGAAGTAGAACATACCGACGTCGAACATGTTGAACGACTTCTCGAAGATGAAGTTCCAGATTGCGGAGACGAGTTTGATAAAGCTATTCATTATTTTTATGGTTTGGGTGGAGGGACGAACCAAATATTTCGTGGCCCATCCCAGATGGTTTTGAGGTTTGGAATGCCATCGCTCTTGAGTTCACCTCTTCGGTTCACTTCGCCAAGAATGACATCGTTCAGAGTTGCCACTACGATAATGCCAGTGGTTGGGACGTAGTCTTCGTCGCGGCTATTGAATGCCTCGCCAATGACTTTATGGTTAGCTGTAAACACCTCACCGTGGACGACATCGATGACGGCGTAGCGAATTTGAGGTGTAAGCGTTACAGCACTTTTCGGCTTCTTAGGCCTACGCTTTCTCATATTATTTTTCTTATTATGCTAGCGCTAAAAGGTGTTTCTCCATATTAGTGCCAGTGAGTTTCTTTTTCGCTTTTGCATGGAAGCTTTCCCAATGCGAAAGCTTTTCGCGGACCTCGAAAGTTGTTCTCAAGATCGCTACGATTATACCATTGTCCAATCGGTTGAAATTTATCCTACCGAGAATAATATTCAAATAGGAATATTCATGTTTGGAAACAGCTGTTACCAACATGTCAACAACGGCTTTCATCGCAAGGCTGTCGAGGTTTTTCTGATACAAAATAATGAAGGTTGGATCGATCATATGTTAACTCCTAGAGTTCGGTATTTATAAATAGCCATGTTAACCTTCCTTCCAACTCCTCATATGAAAACCAGAATCCTATTCCTCTGCAAGAACCGTGATACTCCTATTGATACTGGCGAAGCCTACTCAACTGGCGGCAAATCATCGGGCCTACTAAACTCGGTCAACTTCGTCGTTGACATGCTCACTAGAAATGGT